CCCCCCCCCGCCAAATTTTGGAAGTAAAATTTACTCCTGATGTAAAAAATAGTGCAAAAGCCCTTGTAATTCAAAAATAATTATATATATTTGTATTGTCTATAATACCACAAGGGCGCGTAAGCGGCCGATTTATTCGGCATTTTTTATGCCCGTACTATAATTTACAGCAGTGATGCCCTGTGCCGTTCTTGTAATGAGGCGGCAGCCTTTGTGGTGATAGACAGCAGGTAGCAACACTGCTGTTTTTTGTTGCATTTAAATTAAATGTCTATCACCAATGAAAAAACAATCGCTTCCGGAAACGGATTATCAAACTCGCTGCATCGAAGCCGAGCGAAAAGCACGAGATTTCGAAAGCGCCTACTTCAAGGCCGAAGAGCGCTATTCCAACCTAATGGACGCCTATATCAAACTACAAGGTTACTATCTTGAATTGCTGGGCGCTGAAAAATCACCCCGCAACAAAATCAAAGAGATCGACCCGTTTATTCTGGTCAAGATGGGCCGCGGAATGAATGTCGCACAATGTAAATAGACCAACAGCTATGAACAATATACAAATCTTCAATAATGAACAGTTCGGGCGTGTACGGATTATTATGTCCGACGAAAACAAGCCGATGTTTCTTGCGAATGATGTAGCAAGATCACTGGGCTATGCAAAACCAGCAAATGCTATATCCACGCATTGTAAGGGTGTCACTGTTTTAGTGACCCCCGTTCAAAACCAATATGGTACACCTGTTATGCAGGATGTAAAATACATCCCCGAATCCGACGTTTACCGTCTTGTCATGCGGTCGAAGCTCCCGCAGGCCGAACAGTTCCAGGACTGGGTGTGCGATGAAGTTCTCCCCACGATCCGCAAGACTGGCGGATACATGTCGGCCAAAGAGACGGATACGCCCGAAATAATAATGGCACGTGCCGTACTGGTAGCAAACGACACCATAGCGCGGCAGAAACAACAGTTGGAGCAGGCACACAAGCAGGTCGCAGCGCTCACCCCGAAAGCCGAACTAATGGATAAAGTACTGGACACAGACCAGAAGATCGACGTCGGGCAGGCGGCAAAGATTTTGAACCTTCCCTTCGGCCGCAACACGCTCTTTCAACGGCTCCGTGAACGCGGTATATTCTTCTGCAATCGCAATGAACCTAAGCAAGAATACATTAACCGTGGTTATTTCGAGTTAAAGGAGAAGTTGATAGACCGCAACAACCACGAATCGTTCACGGTTATAAAAGTCCTCGTGACGCAGAAAGGGTTGGATTTCCTCGCAAGACAATTCGAAGTAGTCCAAACGCCAAAGAAGATGGCACCGATAAAGTAACCCCCGTATACCACTATTTCCACACCACGTTGGGGGCGCCTCGCAGAAATGCGGGGCGTTTTTATGTGGTTTACACAATAAAGGGGTAGTTAACTACGTCTTAGCAATGAGGTCTAAGTGCGAGAAAAAAAAGCGGGAAAAATTTGTATTTTTTGTTTTTGTATAAAAAAATCCAATAAATAAATGTTGAAAAAGTTTTAATATGGCGCATGTTTTTTGTATATTTGCATGCCCGTTAAATGGTAAAACTTTATTAATATCAACTTTCATATGGGAGTAGATGCTTAATTCTAATATTTGTTTCAGAAATGAATATTAGATAAATGAGGATGTCTGAAATGGCAACCTCATTTTTTATGACAACACTAACCTAAATCTGTAATTATGATTGGAAATAAAATATGGCGCACCATTAATCCTCTATTAGGCTGGGCGGGTGTTTTTTGCTCAATTGCTTCCATTATATTTTTAATCTTCAACGAAACGGTGTGCGCTTTTATAGCACTTGGGGTGTTGTGTATCATGTTAATATGCTTATTATGGCGCATTGTGGTTGTTTTGAATCATTTTTTAGAGAAACCAACAGAAGATAAGCATAAGTGTATAGCGTCATTTATAAAATACAAATGCCCAGACGGAGAGAATGTCTATTTTGAAACATACAAACTGATTCAGGCGAAGTGTAGCGTCCTTCACTTCTTTGATTTAGGTCTAAAATGGTCTGGGACGCGACAATTAGAAGTAGAATCTTCCTTGCAAGATATAGAGAATTTTAGAATAAATAATAGCAATACAGAATACGATAATGTAATACTACGACTAAAACGACCTGTATTGTATAATGAAAATACCGTCATCCATTGTAAAACACATGTCAATGATGCAGATCATCGGTCAGACCCCAAAGTCGAGGTTTGTGTTAAATCCCCTACTGAACTAATAAATACAACTATCGAATTATCTTTTAAAGAAAGAAATACGCCCGCACGTTGCATGAAGAAGCGTATAGAATCAATTGTGCCTCAAAACTATCAATTATTCGATTCAATTCCTTTCAATGAGAAAACTCGCCAGTATGAATACTCTTTAATAAATCCAGATCCGGGATATTTTTACAAAATAGAATGGGATCGTTAATTGCGGTAGCTATCTTGTAGGTATATGTAAAAAAAGAAGTGGTAGCATTTAATGCAAAAAAAATAACAGCAGTCTCAATACATATTGGATTATATACATAGCCCCGACCCACAATCGGGGACTTTTTATTCCTCCAAATCCATCCCTGTTTCTTTTGATATTTCTACACCCATCCCATTGTTATTAAAATGCACAGTCACACATTTGCACAGAGGCTTGAGGAATCGCCGAGCCCTTGATGCAAATGATTATTTACTCTCCGACAGGAACAGAAATATTGGACGCGCCAGTCACCAAAGAGGCTATCATCAAATATGTCCTCATGGGAGACTACTATATCGAGCTGCCCTTTAATCTCCTTGAACCAACGACATTTGCTCGTGGTTCCTACATCACATATAAAGGCCGCAAGTTCGAGATTATGTCCACGGTGCGCCCGGAGTTCGACAACAAGACCGGCGGCTATAAATACACTCTCAAATTCGAGGCTCAGCAAAACCACATGAAGCGTTTCGTGTGCTTCTGGCTGGGTGGGGACAATCCCGAAGCCGTATTTCACAACACCACAGACCTCGAATCCTTCGCGGCGTTGATCGTCGCCAACATGAACAAGCAGCTCGGAGGCGAAAACTGGCAGGTAGGCACAATCACCGTTGACAATCCTAAAGCTACGAAGCTTGTATCGTTCAATGGCGATAAGTGCTGGGACATCCTCAATACGATTGCCGAGACCTTTGAGACGGAATGGTGGACAGAGGAAAACGGCGACCTCGTATCGTTATGCTTTGGCAAACTGGACTTCGGATCTCCCGAAGAGTTCAGACAGGGGAATGTAGTGAAAAACATTCCCGCAAAGAAAGGGGATGATTCGAGCTACGGCACCCGGTTCTACGTCTTTGGCTCTACTCGCAATCTCACAAGCGACTATGGGCAAGCTCCGCAAGGAGGTGAAACGAATCATGTATCTGAAATTCGGCTTCGCCTGCCGGACGGACAGCGGTATATCGACGCAATACCTGGTCTTTCGGGAAGCGACATTGTGGAGCAGGTCGTGTTCTTCGATGACATATACCCCAAGAATACGGAGACTGTCACCAGCATTGAGACCGTAGACCGGGAGATCATCGAAGGGCAAACGGATAAGGCGTATGTCATGTACTGCAAAGACACGCCGTTCCTGCCTTCGGACATGATTAAAGACGAAACCCTGGGCGCAACTTTTACGAGCGGTAGCCTTGAAGGATGGAATTTTGAGCTAAGTATAAACTACAAACCGGAGACGTGGAAACCGGAGGATGGATTTGATAAGAAGTTCGAGATCATCGCGCAAGTAGAGACATCCGGTGAAAGCCAGCTTATAATTCCCCGAGAAAATATGCATCCCGAGCCTGGAGATACGTTTGTCATCACGGGCGTAAAACTACCTAAAGAAAGGATCGAGGAGGCTGAAAAGGAGCTTCTGAAGGCCGGAGAATCATATGCCGCGAAACACAGCAGCGACACGGACGTATACGACTGCGAAACCAATCCCGTATACTGTCAGGAAAACAAAAAGAATTACGATGCAGGACAGGCGGTTCGCCTTGTGGATCCACGCTTCGGAGAAAGCGGCCGCTTATCACGCATCCAGGGATACGAAAAGAAACTCTATAATGAGTATATCGCCACATATACGGTAGGCGACAATACGGCATATTCCCGTATCGGCAACATTGAATCGGAGGTGAAGGCAAACCTGTACGCACAGCGCATAGGCGTTACCGAATCGGGAGCTTCAATTTATCTTATCACCCGCTACGATTCCACTGCCGCCGCAGACTACAATGCCTATTCCGCCAAGCGTGCGCTATGGGAATTCGCCAGCAAACAGTTCCCGGACACATTCAAAGGTAAAATGACCTTTGACGACGGTGCCCTGTTCGGGAACTTCGCATCCGGGATGACAGGCTTGGGCGGCATGATTGACAAGAAAGGGAACGCAGAGATGCAGAGCCTGAAACTTCGGGGATTCCTGGAGGTGCCGGAACTCCGCTACAACCGTGTCGAAATATCCATGGGCGATACGTGGTATGCTCCAAGTGCCGGGATCATCGAAAGCGTCGACACCACGGCCCAAACCATCACCCTCAAGCTCGAAGAAGGCGAAATCGGAAGTCCTCGGGTCGGGGATATATGCATGGGCATCTTCCACAATTTGAACACTTCGGAGAATGCAACCGCGGATTATGACGACGGACGTGGCAACAGGCGCTTTGCCGGGTTCGCCACCTGCTATTTCCGCATCACCGAGGAGCTGGACACTACAACTTACAAGACATTCAAGTATCAACTACGCCCGGTATCGGGAGCTTACCCCACCCAATATCATCCGGCGGCGGCGATGACCTTCGTGGGCTATGGCTCCTTCTCGAATGAGGATCGGCAGACCTCCCGCTACGAAACCCGGACATACCAGCGTTATTTAACGGGAGTTTCCGATTGGGAGTTCACTGCGTCCAATATCGCCGCGCAATATGGCGACCTGTCAAACCTGTCCGTATTCGGGATAAACATGACGGGATATTCGGCATACCTGAACAACATCTATATGTCGGGCGTCATCCAGCAATTCACGCCTGGCGGCGAAGAGGTGCCCACGATCATAGACCGCGGAGTGTGGAGCGCCACGGAAACATACAACCGCAACGACGACGTATATTGGAACAACGGGCACTGGCGCTGTCTGGTCGACGGCACAAAGACCGAGCCCGGCAAGGATGCCGAGGAGTGGGTATACTTAGGCGGATACGGGGTGCTCGAAACAATCAGCATATTCAAAAAGTCCGAGAACGAACCGGCGAAACCTACGGAGCTTAAAATACCGCCCGAAGGCTGGACTACGGAGACGCTCCCGATGTCGGATCAACGTCCTACATGGATGTGTACCGGCACCGTTGTCGACGGAGAAGTTAAATCATGGTCTGCTCCTCAGCGCGTATCGGGCGAACCGGGATCCGATGGGAAGGATGGTAAGGATTACGAGTGGATTTTCGCGCGTACATCGCAATACAAAGCCCCTGCACAGCCACCCACCGCGCAGCAGGACGATTACATTCCCTCGTCCTCCGAAACCTCGGACGGGCAGGTGTGGACGGACGATGCCGTCGGGCCCGATAGCGACACTCCTTACGAGTGGGCCAGCAAGCGCGTGAAGGTAAATGGCATGTGGGGCAAATTCACCGACCCTGCGCTTTGGGCAAAATTTTCGTTCGACGGAGCGCCAGGTGTCGACGGAACCGATGTAGAATGGATATTCAAACGCACAAGTTCCAACACCGCCCCGAATACGCCGTCTGGCAGCGACGAAGACGGATATGTACCGAGCGGTTGGACGAACAACCCCACGGGCCCGAATTCCGAGCGTCCCTACGAATGGACATGTGTACGCTATAAGACAGGCGGACACTGGGGCGGATATTCAGGAGCGTCCTTGTGGGCGAAGTGGTCGTTCAATGGCGAGGATGGCGTGGATGGAGAAGGTGTAGAATACATATTCACACGTACGAAAACCGAGGATCCGGGCACCGTTCCGGATGTTCCCGATGTTGCGGAATACGATAATCCCCCGGCTCCATGGACGGATGACCCTACGGGAGTAGACGCCACATATCGTTACGAATGGGTGTCGAAGCGCAACAAGGTGGAAGGTGTTTGGGGCGCATTTTCCTCGCCCTCGATTTGGGCGCGGTATTCTTACGACGGGCAACCGGGGAACTGGACATCCTATGTATTTAAAAATAGCGATACGGAGCCAGCAAAGCCTACTTCCTCCGACCCCATTCCGTCCGGATGGAGTGACGCGCCCACTGGTGTCGGTATATGGTGGATGTCCAAGGCTACGATAGACGCATCGACCGGAAAGGCCGGGGCGTGGTCGACGCCTATCCGCGTAACGGGCGAGGATGGGGAGCCGGGGCCGCATACTGACTTCAAATACGCCAAGAATAACAGCACCACCACGGCGCCGGCGCTGGTCAAAACGGATCGCACCCCCGCAGGTTGGAGCGACACCCCGCCGTCGCTCTCTTCGGGTGAATATCTGTGGATGACGCAGGCAGAAATAGACGCCAACAATAATCTGTTGCACCCGACGGTGGGCTGGGCAACTCCGGTACGCATATCGGGAGAGCAGGGCCCAAAGGGTGATGATGGCAGCCCGGGCGAAGACGGCAAGGACGGCTTGCAGGGTTGCATAATCCGCCTCACGGAATGGGCGTCGGGCGTCGAATACCACAATGACCTCGACCTTGTCTCCAATGGCCCCAGATACATAGACATAGTTACGATCTATGCGAACAACAAACAGTTGAAATTCCAGTGCAGCCAAACGCACACTTCGTCCGCTTCCAACAAGCCGGCGGCGGGATCCGCGTCGGCATATTGGCAACAACTCAACGACATGGTGCCGATATATACGCCCCTGTTGTTCGCAGAGAATGCCGTCATCAACTTCCTGCAAGGTATGGAGTTCGTGGTGCACAATTCCAAGACGGACATTTCCGAGAATACCATCATCGCAGGGCTCGTGGGCGGCGATATTCCCCTGTTCGTCGGGAGCAATACACCGTCGAATGCGCCGTTCAGGGTCGCTAAGGACGGATCATTCGTTGCCACCAAAGCCGATATTACAGGGACTATCAACGCATCGAGCGGAATAATAGGCGGATTTGAAATAGGAGAGAATTGGCTGGTGTCGCAAACGTCTCAGGGTAAAGAAATTTGGTCTAACAGACTGTCGGCCGCGCGGGTATTACTGGAATGCAAAGGGGGCGCCTATACAAATTCTTTTGATGCAATGGCGTATCCATTAGGTTCATCGGGTTATTCCGACCATTCTGTGCTATCCGTGGCAATAAACAGAGAATCATATGACGCCACGAATAGATACAACATCGGAATTAATGTATCGGCCGAGGGGGAATATAATGAAAATTCACAGATAGGAGATATTCCAAATGGCAATCATGCCATATTATTGAGAAATGGGGACATATGCGGATTCAGGTTATTCAGCCGGACATTGACTGGTGGATGGACGCTTAATGATTACGAATCAATAATATTCAATGATACATCGAGTATGAATTACGTTACGCTTCCGTCCAACCCCAAAGACGGACAAATATATTTTATCAGGAAGATTGGGAAGGGTAATGTAACAATTCAAACTGGGGGACTTACTCACGTAATTAAGCAGAACGCTGGTAGTAGTACTCGGAGTGTAGTTTTGGATTATGGCTCACTCGCTATTCTGATGTGGAACAAAGACGGACAATACTGGACTGCCAATGACTGTCCTACAATGTAATGAATTATGAAAGCATTGAATTTAAAAGAATTTAAATTATTCACCGACATTTCCCGCGCCGGGCATATTGTCGTAGACGCCCGGAAAGAGTTTGCCAACGCCATATACATGGGCATGAACGGCATCGTGGCGCATGACCTGGCATTCCGCATCCTCCACAGCGAAGGTGGCATCGAAGTTTCCGACGAGGAGGAATCGATTATCGTCGATACCGCAAAGATGTGCAAGCCGGTCTTCTACGACAGTATCATGTCCGCCCTCAAGAAAGAATAAACACTCGAAAGGAATATGAAACGCATCCGGATAGGCAAGGACATAGAGATACATTGGCCGATACTCACCAATGGGCAGCAGGTAGCACTCGAAGGGCGCGACCTGAGACTCTTCGTCCATTTGCCTTCGCATATGGACATTCCCGTCGATTTCACCACCGAAGGCAACACCGCGATTTTCACCATCAGCGGAGCAATGCAAAAATCCATCGGGGTGTACCGTCTCACCATGTGGGAGAATTTGCAGAAGAGAGGGCAAACGGCGGTCGACTACTGCAAGGCCTTCGAATTGGTTCCTACGACACTCTTGGAAGGTGGCGAAGACGAAAGCAACCTTACAACGGAAACTGTCAACCTTGAGGCGTCAAGCCTTGTTGTTGGATTGCCCGGCGAGAGTGCTTACGAGGCATTCAAGAAATACAACCCGAATTCCGAACTTACGGAGGAAGAATATGCCGAGGCCCCTATTAACGCTGCAAACGCCGCGAACGAGGCGGCAAAAGCGGCAAATGACGCCGCAGGTGAAATTGGGGATATTGACAAACTCCTTGCCGAAAAGGTCGACAAGGAAGAAGGGAAAGGGCTTTCGACGAACGACTACACCGACCAGGAGAAGGAGAAGCTGGCCGGGCTCTCCAACTACGACGACACGGAGATAAAGCAGGAGTTGTCCGACAAGGTGTCCAAGAAGGAGCTGACGGAGGCTGCAGCGGGCACGCTGACTGAGGCGAAGTCGTACACGGACACCGAGGTCGAGAAGGCGAAAGAGGTAATAGGTGAAGGTATCGGTCAGTTACTGTCCACAATTGAAAAAGGCATAATCGCAGGAGACGCGGATACGCTCAAACAGGGCAAGGCATACACGGACACTAAGACGGCAGAACTATGGAATAATGTCGGCGATACGTTTGACGCTATGTCCGAGGAGCTCAATAGCAACATATCCGGCGGGGATGTGCGGACACTGACCGAAGCCAAAAACTATACAGACAAGGCGATCTCTGAAATTCCCACCCCGGACGTAAGCGGGCAGATCGAGCGGCACAACACCTCCCCCACGGCGCATCCCGACATCCGGGAACTGCTCAACACCTGCGTAGGACTGCCAGAGTTCAACGACAAAACCTACGAGCTGACCTTCACGACAAAGGGCGGTGCGAAGTTCATCATCGACCTGCCTATCGAGATGATGGGGCTGCATTACAACGAGGATACCCAATCTATCGAGTTCGTAAATGCCGACGGCTCCATATCCTCCATTCCGGTTTCTTACTTCGTGAAAGTATATGTCGGCTCTATCGGTTCCGAGATACAGGTTACGGTCGAAGGCTCCGAAATCCGCGCCTCCCTGCTCAACAACACCGTATCCTGGGACAAGTTGACACTTGCATTGCAGGAGATGATTCAGAGCAAGGCCGACCGCACGGAGCTTCCCACGAAACTGTCGCAGTTGCAGAACGACCCGAACTTCGTGACATCGGAAACCCTCGAAACCCAGTTGACGCCTATCAAAACCGAGTTGGGCGGCACAGTGCGCCTCGGGGAGGAAATAGGAGAGAGCTCTACCCCGCCTCCTATACCGGACACGGGCGATGAAATAACCGAAGTCCTCGCGCACTCGGACTGCACGCTCGAAGAGCGCGTAGCGCACCTCGAAAGGCTGCTCGTGGGAGTGCTCTCGGGCAAAGTGCTGATCCCGGAATTGCAGGTGAAAAAACTGGGCGTGTGGGGCGACAACAACCTCGTCGTCACGGGCGAGGGCGCACCATCGAAAGCCCCCGACCGCGCGGGGCAGTTCTATGTCGATACGAAGAACAACGCGGTCTACCACTCCGTAGGCAACGGCGCGGTGTCGGACTGGAAGAACGCTTAAACAACATACAACATGTCACAAGTCAACAAATACGCCGACAAGGCGGGTTACACGGCCGACAAAAACCGCAAGGACACGCAGTCGGCGGTGTCATACATCGAGGACGACGGGATGCTCGTCTACGACGGCGTGAACGTCGTGGTGGACAAGCCGGCCGCCGGGGTGGGCGACCTTGCGGTCTTCGACAAGACCACGGGTACTATCCGCTTCGTCAAGGGCGCGACGCTGCTTCCTGCACAGTTGCCGCCCGAGCTTGTCCCGGTGGCCGTGGTCTATGCCCGGCAGGGCGAGCGGGTGCTGATCGTGTCGCTCCGTAATGCGGCATCCGAAGTTAGATGGGCCTACTCTTATGAGGTTGCATTGTCGGACTTCAACCTCGCCGCGGGCGGTGAATTCACACTGAACATCTATATCCGCGAATTCTCGTTTACGTACCCTGCGGGTTCGACATTGGCAGACATTGCCGCACTTATAAATTCTAAACCGGAACTCAAAGCTACATACTCCTGGGTAGCCTCCGCCTCCGAAGAGCTTTCAGCTGTTGTCATGACATGTGATGCATGGACTACGATAGAGGGGCACAAAAAGATTTCGGCAACAGGCTGCACGTTGACGCGCCGCGCCGTGGATGTGGATTACCAGTCGATTCTTGCAGGCTTAATAGACACTCCCGAGGAATATATCCGTCGCAAAAACGGTGCGGATGCGGATGCAGCCGGTGGTATCCTCGACCAGTTCGCGGAATATTATTCCACACATGGAAAAGCAGTCTCGGGTCAGAAGCCGGGCAGCAGCGTAATCATTCAGGAAAGCGTCTTCACCGAGGCCGACAACCCCGATCTGGTTGCCGTGTATCCGACCTACAAGGACTACCTGTTCGCCGAGCACATGGTACAATATCCTACGGCGTTCGGGACGATGTTGCAGGATGGCAAGATCAACACGAACCTGATCGGGCGGCTTACCTTCAAGGATATTTACGGCAAAACACAGTATCGCTACCCGGCTGCCGCCGCAGCTCTCGACTTCGGCATCACCGTGGAAGGGATGACGACGGGACTGGAGGCGGGTGCATGGTGGCTGCCGTCGTCGGAAGAGGTCTACCTGCTGATGCACGACAGGGTGCGTTTCGTCGCTGACGTGGAGAAAGACCCCGTAAACCGTACCCTCTTACGCTTGAAAGCTACCATGTGCTATGGTTATAATTATTATGTCCATACTTCGTGCGAACAGGCGCTGGGAAACATATTTATTTACAGTGGAGGCTCTGGCACCGTGGGCTACACCGGCAAGATTTATAAATTCGCAGCCCGCCCGGTCTGCGCCTTATAATTATCTGAACCATGGAAACACAACGACAGATCGACATCCTCGAATCGCGGCAGCTCGAATTACGGGCAGTCATGGCCAAGTCCGACGACAGGGCGGCCAAATGCAGCAAGTCCGGCCTTGACTTTCGGGCTACCTATCCTCTGGATTATGAGGAGTACGAAGCGGCCAACGCGGAGTACAACGCGAACGAAAAGACCCTTGCGGAGCTCAAAGCCAGGCGTGCCGAAGAGCTGGCCGCCGAAGAAACGGTTATGGACTTTCAAAATATTGAGCAATGAAGATGTATATGACCAACAAGCCCAACGGCGAGCCGTTCTATCCCGTAACCGTAGCCGAGGCCGTGCTTGTTTCCGAAGGAGAAACTTTAGCCGCGGTGCTGCAACGGCTCGAACAGAGGATCGCAGAATTGGAGAAGTCGGAAGCGGCGCCCCAGGCGCAGACGAACGTGTTGCCCGAACAATAGAATACACTCTATGGAAGCATTGTGGAGATTTATAGAAAGGCTCTGCGAAAAAGTATGGCAGGTGTTGATCGGTGCCCTGGTGTACATGTTCAACGCCATAGCCCCCATACACGACATACTGACGGCCTGCATGATTATATTCGCCGCGAACTTTTTCACGGGCCTGTTCGCCGGCGTGCTCGTACAGCACGAAGGATTCATATTCCGCAAGGCTTTCAAGTGCATATCCGAGGCTGCGGTAATATCGGGACTGATGGCCATGATACTGCTCGTCGGGGACAACATCGACAACCACGACGGGGCGATGTCGGCGATCTCGCTCGCAGTATATGCCCTGATATATTTCTATGGGGTCAACATCCTCAAGAACCTGAACCGCATATTCTCGAAGAACCGATACATCGACTTCCTGTACTATGTGCTCTCGTTCGAGATGATTAAAAAGATTCCCTATTTGGAAAACTACAAACAAAAACAAAAGGACAAATGAAAAAGAAATGGATCGTATGGAGCATCGTTGCGGCCGTGGCCGTAGTGCTCGGAATCGTATTCCCGCGTTACATCCTCGTGGGGGTTGTTTGTGCTATGGCCGGATGGGTCGGGCATATCCTGTACACTAAACACCTCGCGCAATGACACGAGGGCTCAGAAACAACAACCCGCTCAACATCGAGAAGACACGGGGCGGCAATCCCTGGCAGGGTGAGGTCGTACCGTCGAAAGACAAGCGTTTCGCGCAATTTACGACGGTGGCATACGGCTATCGGGCTGCCTTCAAGCTGTTGAACAACTACCAGCGTAACTACGGGTTGGACACGATCCGCAAGATGATCGGCCGCTGGGCCCCGTCGGAGGAGAACCACACGGACGTCTATGTCCGCACCGTGGCGGAAAGATCGGGGGTGCCCGCCGACAGCCGGATCACCACGACCAACCGCGACGTGATGGTTCCCATCGTAGCTGCGATGTCGTTCGTAGAGAACGGCGTCGAGGCCAAGATGCTCGACGTGCAGGCCGGGTGGGATTTGTTCGTAAAGGCATGAAAAGATTGCTCCTCTACCTGCTCGCCGCCCTTGCGGTCGGGGCGCTCCTCTTCGGCTGGGGATACCGCCGGGGCGCCGCGTCGGTGGTTGTCGAAGAAACAACGCGCATCGACACGGTGTTCTACCCGCGGCCGGAGCCGCTGCCCGGCACGTACCGCTTCGCCGACATCTCTGTGCCGGTGTTGCTCTTCGCGCCGCCCGACACGTTAACGGAGACCGTCGTTGTGAAAGTCGGGGCAGACAGCGTGCAGATGAAGGTGGCGATGGAAACGCGCCCCTACTCGGACAGCACCTACCGGGCACAGGTCAGCGGGCCCCGGATCGGCAACCTTCGGCCGACGCTCGACTGGATAGAAACATACGACCGCACGACCATCCGACAGCAGGTAGTCACCCGGCGAAGCCGCTTCGCCCTGACCGCCGGGGTCGGGGCGGCGTACACGCCGCAAGGGTTCCAGCCTACGGTCGGCGTAGGAGTAGGTGTTATTTTATGGCAATTCTGACAGGTATGAAGATAATTTATAACGACATCATCCCCTTCAAGGGATACAAGGCTATCAATCTGTTCGGGATCGTATTTGCCCGCAAGTCCGCCCGCCCGTTGTCGGATAAAAATAAAAACCACGAAGCGATACACACCGCACAGATGCGAGAACTATTATATGTGCCCTTCTACATCGTCTACCTATTGGATTGGGTATTTCACGGTTTCAAGTACCGAAGGATAACTTTCGAACAGGAAGCATATGCCCATGAAGATAACCCTGAATACCTTGAAATACGAAAACACTACGCGCAATGGAAGAGATGATTTACATATACTGGGATGACTTCCCATCGGTTGTAACCGAATAACGGGCCTTAGGGTACGGGCATAAAAAAGTCCCCAACGCTTTCCCGCATATACCACTATACGATTGTGCCAACGCACCACATTGAGGACTTATTCCTTGAATCGGTGTGTTGGCTTTTTGTATAGTGGTATAACAAATTTATAATAAAAAATCGGGAAAGTATATGCGTAAATCAGAGCTTTTTGCACAAATACTCGAATGTGTTGCATTTGAAACTGAAATAGCTAAGGAACAAATCCTTTCGAAGGATAAATTTCAAGATGTGGTCGATGCGCGCTACATGCTCGTACACTTCTGCCATAAGAACGGCATGTACACCACCGACATCGCCCGGATGATGCGGTTCTCCCGACGCGCCATAGAGAAGATGGTCTCCGGATTCGATGAACGCAAGCGATACAGCCACCCTATATTCGAAATACAGTGCGAACTTATTGCGAAGAAGTTGCCTCCCATCTGCGCCCCAATGAATTGATATGCCTGCCGCCCGCAGCCACCTTTGCAATGTTGCAACAGGTGAACGCCCGGCCTTGACAGGGGCGGCAATCATTCAATAATCATTAAAAATGGGTTCGGATAAAACTTATATTTTCGATGGAGGCGGCTCGGGTGGCGGCCTTGACATCGCGGCTCTCGTCTCGTCAATGATGGGCAACAAGGGCATGGATCCCAACCTCGTAGCGGCACTCATGAACGGTAATAATAACCGTGGTGCATGGGGCGGTGACGGGTGCTGGTGGATCTGGATCATCCTGCTGTTCTTCTGCTGGGGCGGCTTTGGTGGCAACGGCTTCGGCGGTAACAACGCCAATGGCCTTCCTGCGCAGCTCAACGGTGACGCCGGACGGGAACTTCTTATGAACGCAATCCAAGGGAACGGCGCAGCCATCAATCAGCTGGCATCGTCGCTCAACTGCTCTACGCAGCAGATTCAGAACACGCTGTGCAACATCCAGGGCACCCTCGGCATGTCAAGCCAGCAGATCATCAACGCTGTACAGTCGATGGGATGCCAAATCGGCAACCAGATCGCCTCGTGCTGCTGCGATCTCAGGGAATCCATCACCAAGATGGGATACGAGAGCCAGCTCGCAACGGTCAACCAGACCAACACGCTGCAATCTTCGGCAAACACACAGTTCAACATTCTGGGTGCCAAGATCGACGCGCAGACGCAGATCATCAACGACCGGTTTTGCCAACTGGAGATGCGCGAGATGCAAAACAAGATCGACATGCTCCGCCAGGAGAACAGCAACCTTGCCCTGGCCGCTTCGCAGCAGGCACAGACGGCCAACATCGTCAGTCAGCTCCGTGCTCCGGCACCGGTTCCTGCATACATCGTGCAGAACCCCAACTGTTGCACGACGCCCACTGTGGCCGTGACTGCCGCCCCGGCGTGTGCAGGCACTTTATTTTAGCAAGGAAAGGAGGCAAGTATGTATCCTTTACAAGCTGACATAAAAGTCGTTGTTCCGCAATTCGTACCTCGCCTCGACATCGGAGGCATATACACGCTCGCCACGACCGGAAAGGCTTCCGCAGAGGCCGAAACCGTGGACTACGGGTTCAACCCCTGCGCCTGGCGTGCACTGCCCAATGAGGGAATCCTTCTATGGAAAGTGCGCCACCCGGTCACGGAAGCCGAAAGTGGGTATGCCGTAAATGTCGTGGTTCCGACCTCCGGGTCGGCGAGAAGCACGGTAACATCCCCCAACACCACTACCGGGACTGCCAAAGTTCCTGTAGTGGATAACAAAGGGACGCAAACCGTGGGCAGCGACATCACAAACCAGACGGCGGCAGGCGAGACGAGTGCCTATACGGAGCACCTGGTGTACTTTAACAAGTGTGCGGGAATCTTCCGTTTGCTTGGGGTAAAGTCCACAGCAGGAACCGCACAGGCAAATAGCGACGCAGCGGCGCCGGCAGCGGCAAAAGCAACGAAGTAAAAACCGAAAGACGGGGAGGAGGGCTCCTTCTCCCCTACCTTTCACAAATCATTAACCAAGATGTTTCAGAACTTGAGAAAAGGCTCCTTAGTCTACGTTTTCGACAACAGGGAACAGCCTAAGTTTTATATAGCCAACGTAAAAGATGTATCGGCACCGTATTTCCCGCCCCAAAAGCCCGGGCAATTCTCGCCGATGCCGCAATTCATCAACATCTCGATAGAGGGCAACGAGCCCTGGGGCGTCCCTATGCAAGCGGACATCGTTTCGAAAGACGGCCTTACCGTAGCGACGACACGTGAAGTGTTGAAACCGACCATCATGGAGGCACAGCAGGCAAGCCGTGACATCGTGGAATCATTCGACAGGCACAAAGCCAACCTGAAGGTCTACGATGAGATCCTGATGCAGCTCGATCCCGAAGCTGCGCGTTCAAAAGAGCTCGAAGCCGAAAACAGGGAGTTGCGGAAGATGCTCGCTGACATGAACGAACGGCTGAGCCAGATACCGACAGCGGAAGAACTGAGGAGCCTTGTCAAGTCTGAACCACCTGCAAAAACAAAGTAACTATGGGTTGGAGAATCATAGGTGAAGGCCGTGGCGGCTTCGGCGGCCACGAAGAGGAGATGGAGCGAGAGCTCCGACGCGCCTACGAAGAAGGCTTTGAAGAAGGCCGGCGTGAAGGCCGTGGCGGATACGGTGAGCGTGGCGGCTACGGACAAGGTGGCGGCTACGGCGAACGTGGCGAGTATGACCGCGGCGGGTATGAGTATGACGACGCCTACGGCGAACGCCGTGGCGTAAGGGGTACAGGCCCCTATTCGCGGTATCGCAGGCGGTAAACCGGAGGGAGAGGGCCGCAGTGCCCTCTCCTATTTTAAATCGAAAAATATGGACAGGTTAGATACACATGAAAACTTCCCGGCAGGGTTCCGGGAATATCTCGAAAATTACGGTTGGCACTTTTCAAAGAAGATGTGCGAATTCGCCGTATCCCGCATGAAGGACAGGAACGGCAAGAAGATAGAGCCCTATTCTAAGGATAAGGTGGATGCGCTGCTCAAGCAGTACGGCATCGAACTCAAAAAGGATAAGGGGTATGACTGCGTGTACGTCTGCAACATGGCATTGTCGGATTATTTCGGGTCGTCGATACCTAATCCACAATACCTGGCGATGTTCATACGTGACTATATTGACGATGAAGACGGATACGACGGCTTGCCATTTACACGCTACTATGCCGATACCATCGGCTCGGGAACACCCATTCTGTGGGAAGAGATGATGTAGCCATGGAAGAATATCCCCAGATCAGCGAATTCACAAACGACAACGGCGAAATAAATGAAAAATATCGCAACGCTCGTCCGTAACCTGCCTGCCGACAAGTACCAAGAACTGGCCGGGGCGGTGAACGACGTATTCGAGAACAAGCGCTTCAACCGGGCGCAACGAAGGAGACTGGCGCGAAACTGGCGCAAGTACGGGAAAAGGGAGGAAAAATGAAGATTCGGGACTTGAGTATTCACAAGTATGGATGGACGTTGCGCATATATTATGCCGTGACGTGCTACTATACGGGCGAAATACTCAAGTCCCTTACCGACATCGGATGCCCCGATACGGTTCTTCATCGCGTACAGGGGAATATGGTGAAGTGCGAAATGGATACGGGATTCACCTACTCCAACAAGGAGCATCGGCAAAGTGTCATCGTAATAGGGATGCACTCCTCGCCGTGGGAATTTCTTAACAGCTTTGAGCACGAACTGCGGCACCTCGTAGACGATGTAGCCCTTACTCTCGGCCTGCCGATGGCCGGAGAAGATGTAGCATACCTTACCGGCGAAATAAACCAGGCACTATGGGAAGATGTGCACCAATTCACCTGTTGTAAATGTAATGGACATGGAAAAAGATGACACCCAATACTGGATGGCGATGCTCGAAGTGAGCGAATGCTGCGCACCCATATTCGCTGCCGTCGTATGCGAGTTGATGAATACGATTTGATTATTCCAGAAGTTTCACCAGATCGGTTTTCATCTCCTCGTCTATGTCGCGGTAGCGGGCAAATGCTTTGCTGCCTTCGGTATGCCCCGACAAAGAGCCCACAAGGTTAGGGTCTTTGACCTGCTTATACAGATTCCCGATAAAAGTACGGCGCGCCATATGGGATGACGCAACTTGGTAGAGCGGTTTTTGCTCAGGCTCCCTGGTGACGGGGTTGAGTACACTTACCATGCGTTTCAATCCGGCAGCAAGGAAGCATTTTTTAATTGCCTCGTTATATTTTTGCTCCGAAATAAAGGGGAGCAGTAGTGCATTGTCAGGGGATGCGTATTTATTGATTATCTCCTTTGCAAGATTGTTCAACGGGACACGCACCGTCACCGGATGGCCTTCCTTCGTTTTGCGCGGGATATACTCAACAGCACCTTTTACTACGTTGCTCCGTTTCAAGGCTATCAAATCCCCCACGCGACACCCTATGAGACATTGGAATACGAATATATCCCGCTGTACCGCCAGTCGTGGATGCCTGGATAGGTTTGTATGGTATAGCTTGTTCCGCTCGGCGATTGTGATATAGATCGGGGAACCATATACAGCTTGTTTTATCTCCTTCTTCCGGAAAGGATTAGTTTGGATCAGGTCATTGTTTGCGGCCCAATTCAGGAAAGCCCGCAAGAGAATCATCTTGCTGACAACCGTATTGTGGCCACGCTGGTGTGGTATCCTCGAATCCTGCACCAAAGCATAGATATGCGGATATTCCTCGCATATATCGTGCTCCCGGCGATAAAAGTCCTCAAAGTCATCCAATACCTCGGGCGTTAGCATCCCCAGCGAAAGGGTGAAGGTGCGGTCGAAAATCCTTTTGTACAACTCGTAGCGCTTGAGAGCCCTCATAAGAACATTGAATGCCATCTTACGGCGCTCAGAAAACCCCTTCTTGGATACGTAACTTTCAAAGTGTGCCCATATATCCCTGTCTTGCGACAATCCTACAGAATAAGGCGTAATAACATCCCTGAGCCAACTCGGAGGCAAGCTAACCTTCCCTGCTCCTGCCTCTATGAACGATTGCATGACAAAAGATGTCAATGCCGATATTTTAGAATGTGCCTCGTTTGCCTGTTCGACGATCTCTTGTTGGGCAGGAGACATCATCCTGTAACGGGGAACAGAAACCGATTGTGTCTTGGCGCTCCAATATTCAGGCAGCACGAAAATACCGGTCTTGGCACGCTGGTTAAGGCGTCCGTGAGTAAACCGAATCAGCACCTCGTGTAAACCGCATGTATTCTCCTTGGCAGAGAGTGAATAGTAAATTGTCGCCATAATTGTTATATTTGCACGGATGCAAATATAAACAACCATATATTACTTCAATAATTTTTGGCGACTTTTTGGCGACTTATACTTTATCTGGTGATATTTCGGTCGTTTCATGACATCTGTAAAGATGCCGATACACACCATTGCAGCCAATTTTTGTTGCTTTATGCAATCCCAATGATTTCATGAGATAACATTACCTATAGTCCCGTCGGGACTACAA